GGTGTCGGCGGTTCAATTACAGGTCGTGGTGCTGATCTTTTAATCATTGATGATCCGCACTCGGAGCAAGATGCAATGAACCCCGCTTCGTATGATCGTGTTTATGAATGGTATACCAGCGGACCGCGGCAAAGGCTTCAACCTGGAGGTAGAATTATTGTCGTTATGACAAGATGGAGTGTAGCTGACCTAACAGGTAAATTAATGAAAGCACAAAAAGAACCCAAATCAGACCAGTGGGAAGTAATCGAATTTCCGGCAATCTTGCCTTCGGGAAAACCCGTTTGGCCAGGATATTGGAAAATTGAAGAATTAGAGGCGGTAAAAGCATCAGTTAGTTTACTAAAATGGAACGCACAGTACCAGCAGAATCCAACCAGCGCCGAAGGAAGCATAATTAAGCGCGAATGGTGGAAAAAGTGGCCACATGACAAATTACCTCCGTTAATGCATGTAATTCAGTCGTATGATACGGCATTTATGAAAAAAGAGACCGCTGACTTCTCTGCGATAAGCACTTGGGGCGTATTTGAGCTCGAGGACCGCGGCCCGCGGATTATTCTTCTTGATGTGATCAAAGATCGGTACGAATTTCCAGAATTACGTAAAAAAGCGAAAGAACAGTATGATTATTGGAAACCAGAGTCGGTAATTGTCGAAGCAAAGGCATCTGGACTACCTTTAACGTATGAATTAAGAAAAATGGGTATACCAGTTATTAACTTTACACCAAGCAAAGGAAATGATAAACATACAAGGGTAAACTCAGTAGCTCCGTTATTCGAAGCAGGAATGGTTTGGTATCCGGATCGAAAGTTTACAGATGAGATGATTGAGGAATGCGCTGCATTCCCACTTGGCGAACACGATGACCTAGTGGACAGTATGACTCAAGCATTAATGAGATTTAGACAAGGTGGTTTCGTTGAACACCCCGAAGATTACGAGGACGAGGAACTTCCTGAACGCAAAAGGACGTATTACTAATGAGCCAATATCTTAATACACTATTGAAGGCAACTGGTAGAGCTGGTTTGGATAATAACCAAATCATGAATATCGCAAGAACTAAATATAAAAATATTGATTTGCGTATGGATCCAAATTTCCAGAGGCGAGAAGCTTTCAATATTAACGATGAAATGGTCGAACAGACAAAAAAGATAATGGAGGATTATGGAAGCCATAGTATTCCTCCAAAGATAAAAGCTAGATTAGAAGACTTTGCAGCCAAAGCAATTGCTCTTGGTGATGACCAACAGCTTTTAAGACACTCCAATGCATTTTTAAAACTAGCAGATGATCTTTACGGGCCAGGCGGCGCGAGCAATGTTACTAGTATGGTGCCTGAGCAATTAGCAAGACAAGCACATAAAAATTCAATGCAACTTGCAGATTCTACTTATGGTGATTTCCCAGGACGACAAGAAATGATAAAAAAGAACATAGAAAGGTTAATGAAAGAGGCACCGGGCGAAGTAGAAGTTTTAAGAAATTATTTAAATAGTGGTTATGAAGGAACGTATGCTGAATATTTAAGAAATGAAGTAGATCCAGACAAATGGATGCACTACCAAAACGTTTTCCCAGAAGGATATGGCGCTGGAGATTTTGCAACTGGTGGAAGAGTTGGCGCAGCTGGTGGAGGACTTATAAGAGCGCTACTTAAATTACTTGGACGCAAAAAAGGAAAAGGTCTCGAAGAACTGATGCAACCTAAAACTCCTGCGGGCAATGTAGCTATGCGTAATTTACTTCCTGATAATGAGTTGGACATGAGAATGGCTAGGGGCAGACTAATGGAAGAGCCTGGATGGTACAGAGATACTGTTTTAGGTGAGAGTAAAACTGGTAATGCTTGGCACAATTTAGGAAAAGCAACAGCAGATTTGACTGGGTGGAAACCTGATCCACAGAGTCCTATTGTTATGAAAGGTATAAGGGAAGGTTTTGCAAAACCTAGAGAAGGAATTATGCAAACATCAAAAATAGATGATGAGATTAACAGTATGATGACTGAAATGAAAGCTATGAAAGAGAGATCAGAAAAAATGATGCTCGACGCTGATTTTAAAATGCGCGACATGAAATCACAAGAAGCTATGGTAGATGCTTTTGTAAGAGATTTAGACGATGGAATTGATCCAGGAACAGCTATTAAGAGATTTACAGCGGCTTATAAAAAACTTAGAGAGCCTCACGCTGTTGGTGGAAGAGTAGGACTTAGAGGCGGTGGAATATTGGGTAGGCTGTTTAGAATGGGCACAGCAGGAGATGCTGAAATATCACACGCAAGAATGAGAGGTCCTTTTAATACTGGACACAGTTCTGTTGATCTAGGTGATATGCAACAATATAAAAATATTATAAATGATCCAAATGTAGAATTAGATGCAATCCATGAATTAGAAGACATGGTACAAAACTCTCTTAGATATTCTAAAGAACAAAAGGCAGCTTTCTTAAAATTAATTCGAAAAGAAAAATTTAAAGTGAATGTACTTTATGATGATGCAAAACTACAAAGAATGGCAAAAGCAGACCCAGAAGGTTTTGACCGATGGTTAGAATATATGATTAATAAAGATCCAACGTTAGGTGATTATGCAACTGGTGGAAGAGTTGGTTTACATGAAGGCGGTATGTTAGGTTCAATGGGAGTTGAAGATGGAAGTTATCAAGCAGCAGAACAAGCACAGAATCCATATCAACAAGCTTACAAAGATGCCGCAAACAATATGACAAATGAAGATTTATTAAACCCTCAAGTTCAAGGCCTACAACAAGCTGCAAATCAACGACAACAGTTTATAACGCAAAGAATGAACGAGAGAAACAACGACCTAATAAGTCGCTTAAGTCCTTTTCAAGTAGCACAACAAGGAACAAATTCTTATGACCCATTAGGTCAACTTGCAAATGTAGCAGGGCAAGGACATCGTCTAAGCAACCTTCCCGGATCACAAGATCCGGTATCTAATCGTCAACTAGGTGAGGGACTTTCACAAGGACAACAAGCAATACAACAGGCAATTGGACATAGTCATCAAGCATTAGCACAGAAACTTGGACAAGGAAACTTACAACAAGTCGGTTTACAACAAGGTGCACAAGGTGTTTCAGCTTTTGGTGCACAAGGTGCTCAGCCTTTGTCTACAACTCCACAAGTTATTTCAGGACTAGCTGATTTTGGTGGACAATTGGGCATAGGCGGATTATTTGGAATGAGGAGCTAATATGGCAATCGATAAAAAAGCAATACCAGACACACTCGTAGATGAATTGAGAGATTCACAAACAGTCTATGATGCAGAGGTAGAATTAGAAGCAGAAGAACCTGTAGAGTCAAATGTTGAAATGACTGAGGATGGTGGTGCGGAAATTAACTTTGGTCAACCACAAGCCCAACAAGGCTATGCAGGACATCAAGAAAACTTAGCTGAGGTTTTAGAAGAAAATGATCTTAATGAAGTGGCTAATGACATACTTGAACAATATGAAGATTGTAAATCTTCTAGAGGTGATTGGGAAAAAACTTATACAAACGGTTTAGACCTACTTGGATTTAAGTACGAAGATAGAACTGAGCCCTTTCAAGGATCAAGTGGTGCCACACACCCAGTTTTAGCAGAAGCAGTCACACAGTTTCAGGCTTTAGCTTATAAAGAACTTATGCCTGCAGGTGGCCCAGTAAGAACACAAATAATAGGTTTAGAAACTCCAGAAAAAACAAAACAATCACAACGCGTAAAAGAATTCATGAATTATCAGTTAATGATAAATATGAAAGAGTACGAACCTGAATTTGACCAAATGTTATTTAATTTACCGTTGTCTGGTTCTACATTTAAAAAAGTTTATTACGATGCAATTCTTGCAAGATGTGTATCTAAATTTGTTCCTGCAGAAGATTTATATGTTCCATATAATGCAACTTCTTTAGACGATACTGAATGTATTATTCATAAAATAGAAATGACTAAAAACGACTTAACTATGCAACAACTTGGTGGTTATTTTCGTGATGTTGATTTAGGAGAAGGTGGTGCTTCTGTAAGTACAAATGAAATAGCAGAGAAAAAAGATGAATTATCAGGAGTTGATCCAGATAAAAATGAATTATTTACACTTCTAGAGGCTCATGTTCATTTAGAGCTTCCAGGGTTTGAAGATATTGATCCTAAGACAAATGAGTCTACAGGAGTTAAGTTTCCTTACATAGTAACTTTGGACGAAGGTTCAGGGAAAGTTTTATGCATAAAAAGAAACTGGGATGAACAAGACCAGACTAAAAAGCGTAAAGATTATTTCGTCCACTTTAAATTTCTACCAGGACTCGGATTTTACGGGTTCGGCTTAATCCACATGATCGGCGGCTTGTCGCGAACTGCAACAGCAGCACTAAGACAACTTTTAGACGCCGGCACCTTGTCAAACTTACCAGCCGGATTCAAGATGCGAGGCATCAGGGTCAGAGACGAAGCTCAACCGTTGCAGCCGGGAGAGTTCCGTGATGTTGATGCTCCTGGTGGAAACCTTAAAGATGCATTCATGCCTTTACCATTTAAAGGACCAGACGCTACTCTATTACAATTAATGGGTACAGTCGTAGCCGCGGGCCAGCGGTTCGCGAGCATTGCTGATCTACAAGTGGGCGACGGCAATCAATCAGCGGCTGTTGGTACTACAGTTGCGCTCTTGGAGCGCGGATCGCGGGTTATGAGTGCAATACACAAAAGAATTTATGCAGCAATGAAATGTGAGTTCATGCTACTTGAAAAATGTTTCGTTACTTATTTACCAGCTATATATCCTTATGATGTTGTTGGAGGACAAAATGAAATTTTCCAAGCAGACTTCGATGAAAAAATAGATATTATTCCAGTTGCTGATCCAAATATCTTTTCACAAACACAAAGAATTGCAATCGCACAAAGTGAATTACAAATTGCAATGTCAAATCCTGCTATGCATAATGTTTATCATGCGTATAGACATATGTATGAAGCATTAGGTGTAAAAGATATTGATCAAGTTTTACCACCTCCTCCAGCGCCACAAGCGATGGATTCTGGAACAGAAAATATTTTAGCGTTAAATGGTAAAAAGATTCAAGCGTTCCCTAAACAAGATCACCAAGCACATATGAAATCTCACTTGTTGTTTATGGGTACTACTATTTGTAGAAACAACCCTCAAGCTTTAGGAATTTTGCAACAGAACTGTATGGAGCACATTGTACTAATGGCGCAAGAACATGTTGAGTTAGAATATCAACAAGAGACACAACGTATGCAACAGTTGCAGCAACAGATGCAACCTATGCTAGACCAAATGCAACAGAACCCTCAAGCTATGCAACAGAACCCTCAGGTTCAACAACTGCAAGAGCAACAAGCAAACTTGCAAGTTGCAATCGAAGCACGTAAGTCAACTTTAATTGCAGAGTTCATGGAAGATTATGCAAAAGCTGAAAAAGAAACTCTTAATCAAATAGACGGCGATCCTTTATTGAAATTAAAAGATAGAGAACTTGACATTAAAGCAAGAGAAGACCAAGCTCAGCAACAACAAGCAGAAGAGAAACTTAATCTTGAAAGATCTAAGATGCTACAAAACAGAGAACTAGCAGAAGAGAAAATGCAAGAAAATGATAAACACCAAAAACTAAGAGCTGCTGTATCTTTAGCCAAAGATGGTATTAAAGATATGAAAGCTAATATTTTAGAAAAGAGAAGTGATTAATGGCAAGTTACAGTGATATCTTTGGAACAGGGGCTATGCCCACTTTCAACATAGGGCCAGGCCACGGAGACACTTCTTGGAAGTATGGCGGAGATGAGTCCGCAGCTATTATGGACGAGCACTTAGCACAACGAGCAGCTGATTTTGCTGATCAAAAAGCTACTTTTCAAGATACTACTATGCCTGCTCTTAAGGCTATGTTTAATCCTGATGAACCAGAAAAAGATCCTTTGGATGCTTTACTTGAAGCAACAGCGGGCGAACCAGCAGAACAAGCTTTAATTGATGAGGAAGAAGCAAAAGCTTTAGACAGTCATGCAGCAGCAGTTCAAGCAATGACTTCCGATGAGGCTTATAGAGAAGAACGAACAGATTCTGAACTTGGTGAAGATGTAATGACAGCAGGAGGTATGTTAGGAGGCGGACCAGCATCAGATTTTTTAGAATATAGAAATTATGCAAATATAGCTGATTATGCTCAAGGTAAAATTAGAGGCAAAGACTCTGTAAAAGCTACAATTGAAAAAGCTCTTAAGGCTCCAGGTATTAAAGGGCAGTTAGCAAAGAAAATAGCAATGAGAGCTGCTTTGATGGGAACCGGTCCTGTAGGTATAGCTATTTTACTTGGTGATCTTGCTTATCAGGGTGCTAAATTAGGCAGTAGTTATGCTGCTGATGCAGGATGGATTGAAGATGATTATGTAGGTAACTTTGAAGAAGCCGTTGGTGAGAAAGCTCGCGCTGGGATGGACGCAGTTGGAAGTGGAGTACAAGCAGGCGGGGAATATTTACAAGGTGGAGTTGATTACATGAGGGGCCTACTCCCAGAAAGTTGGCAAGATGAGTCAACTTCAGATTGGAGAACAGAAGAGCAGCTAGCGAGAGATAAGGCTATGGGGGATAAATATAGAGCAGCATATGGTTATAGGGATGGAGGACGTATTGGACTAAATACAGGAGGTTTATTGCCTTGGACACAAACCATGGACTCAGACTATGCTAATCAATATTACAACCAGTTTAATGATCCTGTTTATACAGCTACTCAAGGTGCAACAACACCTACTAACCCTACAACACCAGACCCTACTTTAGGATTTGCAGCTCCAATGACTCCCGCTGTGCCTCTTTCTGGAGGTCTTGCTCAACAAAGAGGTAGGGGACCAGAAGATAGAGGAACATTTGCAGAAAGATTTGGTACAGCAGAAGATCAAGGATATGGTTATTCTGGAACTCCTGGTGAAGGAGGTTCAGCTACATTTAATGATCCAGCTTATGGATCAGCGGTATTAGGAACTGGAACAGGAGATACATATACTCCAGCTCCAGGAATAGGTTATGCAGATGATGAGTATGGAAGAAAAAGATATATAGGTATTGCTGATGATCTTGGATTAAATCTATACAATGCTGCTTATCCTGTTGCCGACGCACTTACTGATCCATCCAACCCGATTCCAGGAGTTTGGGGTTGGTTAGCAAATAAAGTAACCGGTGGAACAAAAAAAGACGAAGAGGAAGCAGAGGCTGAAGCATTTGCACAAGAAACTTTACAAAAAGCACAAGACGAAAGATTTCAATTCGAACAGAACAGAGCAGCTGCAGCACTAGCAGCTCAACAGAAACAACAAGAGGAAAAAGCTGCTGAGGAAGCCAAGCAACAATTTATTGCAGACACTCTTGCTGCAATAAATTCTGGTGGTGAGGGCTCAAACAATAACAACACTTCACAAACAAGCACATCAACAGGAAGCGGAGGTAGCCCTTCAGCCGGGGGTGTGTCTTTAGGAACAAGTTTACATGGAGGCAATCAATACACTGGCGGCGGTTCGCATGGTGGAGGACCACACAGCGGCGGCGGCGGCGGTGGTGGTGGTGGTTGGAAAGACCGCCAACGCGACAATCGCATAGGTTGCTTTGTTAAAGGCACAATGATCCAAATGGCTGACGGAACAGAAAAAGAGATCACAACTATTGAAGTTGGAGAAGAAACAAAAGGCGGTCAGGTTCAAGCTAAAATGGAATTTTTACCTGAAAGAATTTATGACTATAAAGGTGTTAAAGTTTCTGGATCACATTGGGTTATTGAAGATAATCAATTTATTGAAGTTGAGAATAGTAAACACGGTGTATTAACTGATAGACTTGAAACTGTGTACTGCTTTAAAACTTCTGATAATAGAATATGGATTAAAGGTATTGAGTTTGGAGATTTTGAAACTGGTAGTGATGCAGATTGGGAACCTCATTTTGAGATGGTTAAACAAAAATTAAATAAAGAATTACGTGAAAAGAGACTCTAAAAATGAGCAAAAAAGATGATAAAATATCCTTTGTAATGAAGGAGTTTAAAAAAGGTAAACTAAAATCTGGTAAATCTAATAAAAAAGTGGTAAATAAAAAGCAAGCTATCGCTATAGCAATTAGCGAGGCAAACAAAAAGAAAAAGAGGAGGACATCATGATCCAAGACTTAAGAGACACAATAGTAGACAAATGGAATGATATGTCTGTCAAATCAAAATTGATTGGCGGCGCTATCATCATCGTAATCGCTTTAATCATAATCCTATAATATGTTCCAATTATTATTAAAACCCTTACTCGGTGTAGCCGGTGATATGGTTAAAGGTGTGATTGAAACTAAGAAGGCTAAGTCAGAAGCTAAGCTAACTGAGATTAAAGCTGCCACAGCATTAAAAGAACAACAAATAGCAGGTAAAGTATCTTGGGAAGCATCGGCAGTAGACCAAATGAAAGGCTCGTGGAAGGACGAACTCAGTTTAGTAGTCCTACTTTTTCCCGCGGTGCTCGTTTTCGTTCCTGGATGTCAAGAATATATCAAAAATGGCTTTATTGCTTTGCAAGAACTCCCAACGTATTATCAGCATCTATTATATATCGCGATTTCTGCGTCATTTGGGATCAAGGGCGCAGGTCAAGCCGTCAAAATGTTCACTAAAAAATAACTGATTGACTTAATCTAACATTGGGGGAAAGTATGGGGGAAGATAAACCTCAGAACCCACTTGATGAGTTCTGGGACCAATTAGGAAAGAAGGACAAAAAATATGTCAGAAGCTACGGATCTAACAAACGTAATATACAGACTAAGAAAAGCCATGCAACAACAGATGGACAGCCTAATCCAGACTCTCGCAAACGGCGGGGTTGACAGTATGGAAGAATATAAATATATAATAGGTAAGATACATGGTATCGATACAGTAAATCAGG